ATGCAGAAGATTGCTTTAATGTTCCTTTTACTACTTCGGAAACGCCAACTGCAATATTTGCCGCAATAGCCTTCTTTGCTATGCCTACAACCGCTTTACCAAACCCCTTCAATCCTTCTTCTGAATTAATGCCCGCTTGCATTATCTCCATTCCAAGTTCATTGATTGTAGGTGTTATACTTTCTAATGATGCTTTAAATTCTTCATTAGCTGCAACACGTTCCCGCATAGCAATAACATAAGCGCCTGTTTCTCCTTCAGGTGCTAATTTACCAATATCTAAAGACATTCCTTCCGACTGTGTTACTTGCGGAGCAGATTGCCCTGATTGTTTATTATATTCAATTTCTTTTTTTTGCTCTGCCCAATATTTATTTAACTCTCTTTGTTCCTCAATAGCTTTATTTGTTGCCTCAATAGTTTTTAATTTATCTAATAGCAACCTTAATTCTTTTTCCTTACCTGTTAATTGTTCTATTGGTGCTTCTTTAAGCGCTATATCATTTAATTTCTTTTGTGCTTCGTTTATTTTTTCTTGAAGTTCTGCGTCTTTATTTGATACTGCTTCTAATCTCGCCTTTTCGCTTTCTACGGTTGCATTTTTAACACCTTTAATGTATACATCCATCGCTTTATTATAGCGTTTTGCGAATGCTTCCGCTACTTGTGGTCCCTGATTATCATATATACTTTTATATACTATCCAAAATTCATTTGTTCTGTTTGTTCCTTTATCTATCTGCTTAATGTAATTATTCATCATGTCGGATAATTCATTATCCATCGCCATGTTTTGATTTCCTAATCTATTAAAAGATATCAATGAAAAAAAAGCGCCTACCGTCGCACTTGCTTTTTCAAATCCAGTCCTAAAATCATTATTTAAATAGTCAACTAATCCCTGTAAGTCATTTGTTACGCCCTCAATTGGTGCGGCTAATACAGCAGCACTTCCTTTACCCGCCAACGCTTTAAAGTTCTCCCATGATGCTGATAATCTTTCTGTCTGAGTTGCAAAATTCATTGTTGATTTTGCCATCTTTGCATTTTCCTCAACCATCATTCTACCAATAGCTGATGCAACATCTGCAACAGTTGCGGCTTCCGTTCCTATTCCCTTTAATTCTTTTCGCAAACGAACGGCGGATATGCCCAAGTTATCTAATATCAATGGGGATTTGCGACCAATACCCATAATAATACTCTCTGTCAAATACTCAACAGATTCGCCAGTCTGTCTCGCTCTATTTGATGCAAATTCAAATAATGATCCTAATTGCTCTAATGGAATTTGAAAATTGTTTGCTCTTACCGCACCTTGCATTAATTGCAAATCTGAAACAGCGCCCTTTGTCGCTCCCCTTAATTCTTTTAACATACCCGGAGTGGATATGTTATCAAATGCCTCTTTTACGCCTTGAACCTTCCCCGCAAGTTTAGCTGTTTCCCACGCAAACTCAGCAACCTGTTTAACAGCAAAAGCACCAGCTATTTTTTTTCCTAACCCAGCAACAGATTGTTCAGTTCCTTCAATGGCTTTATCGAATGGCTTTGAATCGCCAAATATACGAACTAATATGCTTCCGTTATTATTGCTTGCCATGTCGTAAATTATCTAATTTGATTGCGTCCTCATAAGTCATTCGTTTAGGAACTGGTTTAACATCAAACGACAATTTAAAAATATCACTACCCTCTATAATCTTTGCAGTTTTTTTTCTGTTTGGGTTGTTGTTGTATATAGCTGCAATTATCTCCCTCGCATTAAATAAATTCATTTCATTATTTAATTTGTATGCATCACATCGCTGACTTAATTCCCGCAATGTAATACGGTGAAATGTTTCAGAATCTAATCCAACACGAAAGGCAAGAACGTAAAGATCATCGTTTGTTACTTTTTTTTTTCTGTTTGCTCAGTAAAATCAGATATTTTTTTACCATATATCCGACTGTTATTTAATGCGGAAATAAATAATTCTAAATCTTCTTGGGTTAATCTTTTATAGATCGCCCAAAATGATTGCTCGTTTAGTTTCCTTTTTTCGCCCCTTGCCATGCAATATGAATGATGCGCAGATAACATTGTTTTTATTACCATCTCTTTAGGTGATAACATATCCAATTCATTTAATGATAACTGAGTATAGTCAGTAATCCATAGCCAGCAATACATATCGAATGCAAAACCTATGCGGGGTTTTCTCAATAAGGATAATCCTCGCATAGGATTTTTCATAACATAAATACTTTCATTCATTATGCTGATGCTGTTACTGTACCTTTATTTAGGATGCCATTACCTTTGAATGATGCGCTAAATGTTACAGGTTGCTCAGTGTCTGCAGTTGCTGAAATAGATGCAATCAAAACATTTCCGTATAAATAGTCATGACCAACTGTTGATGTTGTAAACTCTAACACGTACTCAGTACCTGCGATTAAACCGCTTGCTAGATCACCCATATTAAGAGTATCAGCAAAGTCCACTAATCCATCGCAATCGACAGACCAATCTTTTGCGCCAGGGATAACTTCATCCCATCCCTGCGAACCCTTATTTGCAACAGAAGGCAAATCCTGATTCAAGTTAAGAGTACATGACGTGCTACTTCCTATCACTACGCCGCCCAACTTAACTATTAATGATGTTCCGTTTATTTTACTCATTTTTCTGTTATATAATTATTAATAATATATGTTTTAATTTTGTATTTAAATTCCTGTTCTAATGTGTCGGTTTCATTTGCTGATTCTAATTTACACGTAATTAAATCAAAATCTGTTAATGTTAATTTCGTGCGGGCATTTACAATTTGAAGCACCGCAGAACCGATTGTATCCATTTGGATATTTGAACCGTCGCCATCGAATTTTGTAATAATATCAATAGAAACATTTACATTAGCATTGTATTTTGATTTATCGCTTGCGTCTGTAATATCAATATTCGATATACAAATACATGGATATGTTGCCGACTTAGGCAATTCAGCATATACTGGAACAGCAACAGCATTATACGTTACTGCACCGTTTAAAGCGGTGTAATAAGCTGAACGTATTTTATTGCTACAATCCTTCATGGTCTGTTTAATTCTGTTTGTAATTTACGCAAAGATATAAAAAATCTCTGTTTATTAATAGTGAATGACGGATTAATAAATGTTCTCGGTTTTGTTCCTCTTTTCGCTATCTTGCGGGCTATTAAAAATGCAATGCTTTTTATTTGCTTTGGTTTTTTTGCCATGCCTTTACGCTTAACCCATCCTTCAAGTTTATTTGATGGTGGAAAGTGAGGACGTGTTCCGTATTCAACGTGTGCAGCATAATTAGTTATATTTCTTAACTCACCTAATAATGGCTTAGTTACTACTTTAAACGATTTACTTGATTTTAATGTTCCTGTATCAACAATCTTTTTTTTGTTTATAAAATCAATTGAATCGCTTCGCATATCAGTAGTAGCAATATGTATTAATTTAGTCACCCTATCGCGAACTTCCTTTTTTCGGAAGTTGAGATAACCGACTGTATTCTGTACGCTTACTCTATCTAATTCTAACTGTATCATGCTTTTTCAAATGCTTCTATAATTGTTTCAAAGCCTTCATTGTTGTTATTTATTATTGAATTAAATTGTAAGCGCTTTCCTAAATATTCACAGTAATCTTTTTCGGTAAAAACTTTATTAGTATAAGGTAGTTTAATTGTATATCCTTTCGTGTTTACAATCTGATTCATTTCGAAATCTCTCGAAACAGAAGTAGGATTAACATTGGCCCAAAAATTACCCAATGAAGTTACGGTTTCAGTGTAACCACCCTGACCATCTGAGGCCTGAGTAACTGTATAAATTGTAATTACGTGTCGATATGTACCGGGATTCATATTAAAAAAATATTACTTTTCTGTATGGATATAATAACATTTTTGATTCTTTACATAAGTTTGTACCTGCAGCCATCATTGATTCAGATTCTCCCTCTGTTCTTGTGTAATACAATTCAGCCATCTGTTTAAGGATCGCCATTTTAATTGCTGCCGGAACGTCTGTATAACCTGAATAGTATTCAACTATTAATGTTGTGTTATTACCTGAATTATTAATTACTATTTTACGATCACTTAATCCAGTTATAAAAAATGAATCGTTTAAAGTAAGGTCTGTTTCAGTTCCTTTTTTGTCAACTAAGTAACACTCTGTAATGTCTTCTTTTGCCTCTATCGGCGTCCATGGTAATAAGTATTCAGTTCCGTTAATATCGAATGCCGTTCTGTATTCTTTGCGAGCAATTGACCTATTAATATAACCCTCGCACAATTGACGTGCAGCCGAAATAAACAAATTAACTAAATCATCTTCAACAGACATTGAAGTATAATTTTGTTTTAAATAGTTCTTTGCCTCAGTCAATGTAATAGGCTCAGATGATGGCTGGGTTAAAATAATAGATTCAATCATTATTTTATGCTTTTAGTTGTTTTGCCTTTTATCTTCAATTCCTTTGTTTCAGGTTTTTGATCTTTCAATTCTTTTTCAATAGATTCTTTTTCCATAGTTTCTTTTTTATATTCCGAAGCCAATACAACAATACCGCTATTCTTTAGCGTGTTATATCGCCTTCCGTTTAATAATATTTCGTCACCAACAGAATACCCATTATATTCTTTTATGAAAATACATTTAAATTCGTCCATTTTTGTAAAACTTTTAATAAATAATTCAAATTTTATTTTATCTTCTGTAAATATTTCAGTCAATTCAATTGCTCTTTGTTTGCATTTATCGGAAACCTTTTTATAAACTTTTTCGTCATCCAGTTTTCTTATCATTGAAACCCATTCAGAAATACAATCACGATCACAGAACAAACCCGCATCTGATAATGATTCTTTAAGTCCGGGTGTTGCTTGTGCTATTACAGGAATACCGCTTGCAATTGCTTCACAAGCTACCCTTCCCCATGATTCATAAGATGAAGGCATTAATACTATGCGGGCTTTTTTATACACATCCCTAATCTCTTTTGTATTCTCAAGTATTGTAACATTCTTTACCGATTCGTCGATATACTGCTCACCGTAACCACCTTTAACACCAATAAACTTTTTATCCGGCATTTGTTTTGCGATTTCAAATAAAACCTTACCGCCTTTATTTTTCCAAAGATTGATTAATATAATTGCCTCAGCTCCTGAATTATCTACTTTGTAATAATCCATATTAATAATAGGATGGCATACTATTGATGGTCTGCTGTAATTCAAAGATTTTGCGACCCATTCAGAATTATAAACAACATATCCATCGTGTTGACATTGTTTAATCTCACCGTATGGATGATTATTATGAATAATATGCAATAATGGTTTTTGAAAATCTCTCGAAACATTAATACTTTTGCCAGTTTGGTCTAAGTGTGTAACGATAACATCACACCAATTGCAGAACTTACCATAATATCTAAAATCTTGCGGGTATATCTCTACACCTTCAAATACTAATTGATCGCTTATTCCACGGGTAATTACCTTTACTGAATGACCTTGCTCAATTAGATGTTTATTAAGATCGTGCGCCATCCATTCAGCGCCTGCATTATGATAAGGTGGATAACCGTGTATATTCCAAAGTATATTCATTTATTTCGTAAATTTAGTTACTAACATATAATGTCCCCACTTATCCGGCTCACCATCTTTTAATATTTCCCATCCGGGTATATTTTGAAAATCTTCTTTTGTGAATAAAGATTTATGTCTTTCAAATTCATTTCCACCAACAGCGCCCTGCTCGCAAAATATCGATGGGGTTGATATTAATAAAATTCCTGCGGGGCTTAATGCTTCTTTTAATTTTTCAATTACCTTTAATCCTGTTTCTTTTTCAAAATGTTCAATTACATCCGCAATAATAATACAATCGTATTTATCGTTAATGTCGGTCTTAAATACATCCGATATATTAACATGAGTATAAACATTCCAAAGCGGTGTCCTATAATTCGGAAACGCCTCTATTCCATAAATTTTACATGAAGGAATGTAATTGGATACAATAGCGCCATACATTCCATTACCTATTCCGACATCTAATAATGTGCGGGGTTGTTTAATTATAACACTGTTTATAATATCAGGGATTGATGCGTATGATGATATTGGCATATTGGTTTTTTAAAAAAATAGGGATGAACTTAATCACCCCTATTTATGTTAGTATTAATTACTATGCTGAACCTTTAGCAAGCATTGCGCTAAATGTGCCGTAAACAAAAGCATTAGGATTTTTAATGGCCTGCGCAATTCTTTCAGAACCACGAACAGTTACCATACCCTTAACGAAATTGTCTTCATTAGTGTTCGACATCTCAATCATGGTTGAACGTCTGTCGAATACTTGCGCACCCAAACGGAAGTCGCCTACTAAGAAATCACCAGAAGTAATTGCATTAGTTGCAATAACAGGAACGCCATCAATTGAAAGCGGAGTGCTTGAGAATAACCAGTCATTGATATAACGCCCAGTTGTATCTTTAACAAGTTTCATTCTCATTGCATCTACCTTGTTGACTAAGATGGCTGTTGGCTCATATTCCAAAAATGTAGCCTGAGCAATTGCTTGAGCAAGAACATCCCAACGTTGAACTTTATCATCAGCCAAATAATCAACGGCAACAGCAGCAAGGGTAGTAATACCAGTAATATTAGGAGTATTTCCGTCTCCATATAACAATTGATAATCTTCCTTGTTTTTGATTTTTTCAGGCAATGAAGCCATGATGTATGAAATCAAACCGTCGATATCATCCAACATGATTTGTGATAACACCATGTAATTAGTAATCATCTCAACATTGGCAGTTTTTCCGATCAAGTCGAAATCTTCTTGCTTCCACTCAGCACCTTCTGCGGTCATGTTAGTATTAGCAGTTTTTGCATACTCCTGAACGTAATTAATCATGTTTGAGGTTGTAACACCTTGAGCAATTAATTCTCTAACCCTACGCTTACGGAATGGGTCTGCGTTAATGCCGGGTAAAAATTGAGGTGCGATAATAGTACCTGACTGCGTACTGTTTGCGCCCGTCATGTCATCAAGCTTATATAACATATCATTCATACCGGAGAATGATAAACCTGATTTACTTTGCTTCATTGATGCAATTTCGTTTTTCTTTTCAGTAAACGAATTCCTCAAAAATTCAAAATGGCTTTTCTTTTCTTCAACGCCTTGTTTGTTGAATTTTAACTCAACTTTATCGGCACGTTCGTTCAACGCTTTTAATTCTTCAGTTAACTTTTTCAAGTCACCGTCAAATTTTTGGTTAATGCCTTCAAACTCTGATTTAGTTTGGCATTTTTCCAACAGTCCTTGAATTTCTTTGTTCTTGGCTTCAATTGCCTCAACTTTCGCCTTCTGCTCTTGAGAAATTGAAAGTATTTCTTTTAACTTATCTTCCACTTTTTTACTTTTTATAGATTAATAATATTTCGTTTATAATCTTTTCCTTTTCAATATTTTCATTCGTGCTTTTTGCGGCGAACTCTTTGTATATTAAATTAGATAATTGATTCAATTTAATTTCAAACAACCATTTCTTTTCCTCACATTCAATTGACGATTTAACATATTTTAAAAGCGATTCAAATTCCTGTTCTAATGTTTCTTTATCCAAACTCTTAACTGCTGTTGTAAGAGCCATTTCATTTGCTCCCCATGTTACAGACGAACCTTCCCAAAGTTTTATTTCATTTAATTCAACATAGCTTTGTTTAGGCGCTTTATTGATAGTTTGAAAACCTATCGAATGTTCTTTTAAAACGCCCATTTTATATTCAATAAACGCGTCCTTTCCTATTGTTGTCGGTAACAGTTGAGAAACAAATTTAAGACCGTAATTATCTTCATATAACTCCAATAACTTACCTATGATTTGTTCAGTCTTATGATTTTTTAAATGTTTAATTCGGTCTTTACCTTTAACACCGCTTTCATCTATCGATCGTTTGAATGCACCTGGAACGATCATATCGCCATCGCTGTCAATATTACCAAATACAGAAAAATATCCAGTTATGATATGATTTTTTTCATCTATATCACTCAGCTTTACATCTACACTTTTGGTCTGATATCTCATAATATTTTATATTTTACAGCACATCTACAATTAACAACATTTCCCGCACTGGCTATTGTGTCACCGGGAAACATTAATTTTTCTCCCGTTAATGGCTCAATAAAAAAACCTTTCAAATCTACCTTCTGTCCGTTCATATTGACATGGTCATGTTTATCTTTCGGATGCATCCCCCTTGTTCTTTGATCCTTAAAAGAACTCCATTCTTTTGTCGCTCCATATCCTAAAGATTCCATAGCATAATGCGAACCAGCATTGCTTGCGGTTAATAATTCCGTGCGGGCTATTCTTAACGCACGATACTGTGCCATTGTTCCCCAAGTATCTTTAACGCTCTCGCGAATTAAATTAGCCGTTTCATCTGCCCCTAATCCTTGCGCTTGTGCATCTAATAATGAAGACCTAATAGACCGCTGAATTAATTTCTTTGACGTTTCGTTAATTCCAACAATACGTTCAGTTCCGTTCGCTTCAATGTATTCAGCTATTAAATTCTCCCATAAATTCTCCCCATTCGATTTCCTATTATTCTGAATAGCTGCTAAGGCAAACTTACCGCCTACGGTTTTATAAATGTCAATGAACGCATCATGAATATATTTTCCATCCAATGTATTAACTGCGTTAAATAACTCAATGTTAGTTATATTCTTTGCAAAGATAGTATTTATTTTCTCGAATTGTTTATTGAATGCAAATAATATTTTTTTTCGGGCGTATGGCTCGAACTTATCTCTTATAGCATCAAATTCGTTTGCAAAACTCATTTATAATCTGTTATATTTAATCTCTTTAATAATTCATCAACATCGCCATCGTTCATATCTGATAACGATTGATAACCCATAGGGATAAAGTATTGATTTAATGCGGGGTCTTCTTGAATACCCATTGCTTTTTGTTTATCCGTTCCTTTTATCCACCATGCGGCATTCAAGGATGTTGCTAAAGTTTGCATATCCTTTTGCAGTATATCAATATCACTGTAATCAATCTTAAATGTTAATTTCTCTTTGTAGTTTTCTTTTACCAGCCATTGATTTAATGAATCTAATACGTACTGCAATTCAGGTATTAACACATCAATATACAACTGCTTCTTTGCCTCAATCACATTATTATATGTTGACTGCGAATCGTTATTAAGCAATACAGATGGGAATTTATAAACATTACACATCGCCTTAAATGAGAAATTAGCGCTCTCAAGTATCATTAATTCTTGCGGGCTTAATCCTATTTTATCATATTTAATATTTGCCGAAGTAAATGCTACCTTGCCGTATTTATCTGAACCGGCATATTTTTTCTCAAATGATTCTTGCGCTTGACTTGCTTGCTCGGGTGACATACCAAAACCGTTTGCATTCTCATTACTCGAAACAATGCCTATTGCCCCGCCGTTTTGCAGCGCCCGGCTATTAGCTGTATAAATATCATTCGACATTGTGAGAAGCCGCAATGCAGCCTTTAGCGGTGACATACCATAAAGATTTGATCCTGTCAAGTATAATGTGTCAGGATTCCATGTTTTAATATGGCAAACTTCTTCTTTTTTAAATTCGTATGTTGTTCCCATTATCTTATAACTACGCACCGGATTTAATGAATCGCCTGAAATTATCTCTACTTGATGCGAAGGTAATACATACAATTCTTTGATCTTACCGGATAATATTTTGTTGCCCCAAATATATGAGTTGCCTGTTAGTAGTTTAAATCCTATTGCGGCCTCAATAAAATTCTTTGATCCGGTAAATTCATTTGGTTTTTTTAATAAGTCCAACAATTCATGTTCTTCTACTTTATCACCTTTCTCGTTATATAGGCAAAATGGTAATTGCGCTGCGGTTGTGGTAATATAATTTACAATTGAAAAAAGGTCGGCATTATAAGCCATTCCCTTTTCAATATATGTAGTCATTGTGTCGTTTGGATATATTGGCGCTCCGTTGCCGTTATAACCGTAAATAGTATTTCTTAATTCATTTGATAGTAGACTTTCTGAAACAGCCTTACTTATTATTCTATTGATGTATTTTAGCACTCCCATATCTGATTTTATTTAAAATAAAACTTATCACTTTTTTTATTCATAAAATTAGCGGCGTAGCGAATAGCATCAATAGCATGATTAAATAAATCAATCGGCTTATTCAATTGCTTTCCTGTTTTATCTTTATCCCACGCATAATTTCTTAATTCTTTTATAAGGTTTATAGATCGCTTCGTTACATATATCTCTAACTCATTCAAGTGATTTAAACCGTAAACAACAGAATCAGCACCTTTTATTGCGGGCTTCACATTATAACCAGCCCTATAAATCTCATCAATACTTTTTGGCTCTGCTGAATCTGCGACAATTAATTCACTTTTATTAACGGCAAATTTAGTAAATCTTTTTATAATATCAGAATTAAGTAACTGAGTTTCATAAATTAATTCATCACAATACAATTTATTGCCTATTTTACACATTTTAATTAGTGAAGTTGGGTCAACACTATATCCAAAGTCTAAACCGTAGAAATAACTATCCGAAATAGGCAATTCTTCTATTTGATGAAATATAGGAAAAATTAAACCTTCAAATATACCTATTTCACCCATCCCATATATTCTCCACCAGTTTGAATATTTAGGATTGTCTTTTTTAGCCTCAATGCTATCAATGATTTTTTTATCTAAAAACTTATTGTTTTTGTATGTTGATTTAAAAAAAGCGGTGTTTAGCTTGTCGTTGTTTAAAACGTCATTGTGTACCCAAAACTCTGACACAGGATTAAAGTCTAATATTTCCCATCCTTTCGTGCGGGTGTGTAATTGGTCGTAAGTTTCGTAAGAAATATTATTACACTCATTAATGAATAGATTATTTCTGCGTGGTCCTCTTACCTTATCCGGCGAATCTGCTGAAAAGAACTCAACTAAACTATTACCTACCTTATAGGTATTGTCAGTTTTATTATGATTTTCTGCCTTATACATTCCCGCATTATTGATAATAGTAAAGAAATCACGCATTGCACCCCTTTTAAGATGCGGCATTGTTTCGGAAACAATAGACGTTAATTCATTATCATGCTTGAGTGAATTTATTATAATATATTGAAGATTGCTCCATGTTTTTGATGAAGATGTCCCGCCTTGATGTATAACAATATCCTTTCCTTCTTGAATTGCTTTTGCAGTCCAATAAAAAGGATCATTAAATTTATCTAGCGTACATATCATTATTCATTCTCTTTCATGCATTGAATAGATTTAATCCACATATCGTCAAGGTATTTTTTAGTGTACTGAGAATCGCATTTAATAAAGTAAACTATTTTTGTATACGCAACATGTGTTGAAAATTTTCTACCCTGAGAATCTACATAGTAGTGACCTTCTTCACATACTAGCGTATCATAATAGTAATTAAAATTGCAGTTTTTATTAT